AATCAAAACAACCCCATTTATGTTCTAGTTCCGGAAGAAATAAAGATCGTATCTTCGGTCCTAATTCTTTATTTCTTGCTGGAATTTGCTGAAGATTTGGATTGCTGTACGAAAATCGACCAGTGACTGTGCCTCCGCTATCTGATCTAATTGGGTTAATATCTGCATGAATTCTACCTTTATGTTCGTAGCGAATAATAGTATCAATAAATGTAGTATGAGCTTTATTTATTTCTCGGGCCCTCGCTATTTTTTTAACTATCGGATGAGAATGAGTAGCGAGAAAGTTTTTAGTAAATGATGGAGCATTTATTTTTTCAGTTCTTTTATAAGATAGTTTCAGCTTGTCAAAAACTGTGGCGATGGATCGTGCTGCCCATATTTGGGTATCTATGCTTGTTTCTTTTTTTATTTCTAGCAGGAGCTGCTTTTCTTCTGATGCTAATTGTTGCTTCAGTTTGTGAGCTTTTTGAACGTCCACGCGAACGCCTCTAACTTTCATATCAATTAGACAAGGAAACAATTCAGTTTCTAATTCAAAAATTTTTGAAAGATCTTTATTCTTTATTTCAAGCTCTAATTTATTGAAAAGTTTTAAAGTTAATTCGGCATCTTGTTCGGCATAGGATCCAACGTACATAGCTGGAAGTTTGTACATTTCAGATTTTGCATTAACTCCTTGATTTTTTGCCTCGAGTTTTAATACCGATTCATCTTTAATTTCGTGTAAATAATCATGTGACACACTGTTTAATGCGTAAGAAAATCTATTTTCATCTATTAACGACGCCATAACCATAGTATCAACTATACGCCCCTTGACTTGGATACCATAAGCTCTCAGCCAGCATACATCATACATTGCATTATGAAATATTTTTGTAGCAGGAAGAGCACAGACGTCTTTTACCCAGCCCATGACTCTATGTTCATCAAAATAATTTCCTTTGTCATGACCAAAAGCGTAATACCCTTTCCACCCAGGAACAGCTACTGCGACTCCGATAATTTTTCCGTCATCAACTAAAGCCCCGGAACCTCTAGTGGTTAAGTTCGGGTCTTTTGTTTCTAAATCTATTGAAATATATTTTTCTCGTCTAAGGTCTGGAAAAGATTCCGGACTAACCCATTCTACAGAAGCTTCAGATATCATTTATAATCCCTTTCAATTATCATATCGATAAAATGTTTAGCTTTTTCCAAATCTTCCTTTCCTCCTTTATATGGATGTCTTAGAATATATTTAATAATGTTTCCTTCAGGATAAAGCAATTTGTTCTCTACCACAAATTCACTAGGTTGAATTTTGTATTTTAAATAATGTTTTCCGCCGATCTGCTTTGTGTAAGGTGTAGACAAATATTTTATCGTTTTACGGTATTCTTTTATTTTCATACGATGGGCTCTCCTATCGTGTAATATTTATCCGTTAAAGGTGCCATGATATATAATCGCTGTTTAGCTCGAGTTATTCCCACGAAAATTAATCTATGTTGTGCGTCAGGGTTTCTTTCAGCATCTCGTAAAAAAAGCCATTGATTTTCAGTTCCATAGTCCATAAATAAAACAACATTTTCACATTCTCTTCCTTTAGAACCATGCATGGTGGATAATTCTATTTTAGTATTACTCATTAAATCATCACCTTTCTTTAATAATGTTTTTATATAATTTTTTGTGTCCTCATCAATTTTGAATTGTTCCCAGCTTCCTGATGCTAGCAACCCGTGATCTTTTTTTAATTCATTTAAGCTCACATACTCTATTCCTTCTAAAGAGTCCCCACTGGAAAAACCATGAGCTACATGACCATCCTTATATCTAATAAATTCTTTATACATTGTCTTAGCATCTTTCTCTTTAACTGAATCGCCTTTTTGTAAAAGAATCCATGTTTGATAAGATTTTAAAATATCATTAGTTAAAATCTTATTTCCTTTACGCTTAAATCTTATTCCAACTCTAAAAAAGTGTTTTTCTATTTCATCTAATAATTTGTTAGTCATAGCTAATACCATCCAATTTTTTTCGGTAAAATCTATATTGTCTAAGTGATAGTGTTCAAAAAGTTCTCCTTCAGCTTTTCTAGCGTCCCAAGATTTGTCTAAACGATTATCTATTTGGCGTAGTACTTCTAAAGCTTTTGCGTGAATTTTCCTTGGAACTCGATGCGATTGAATTTGATTATCAAATTTTCCTTGTAAGTTTATAAATATATTAGGATCAGCGCCTTGAAAAGTGTAAATAGTTTGATCATCGTCTCCAGCTATGTATGATCTTTTACAATTTTTTTCTATATAAAAGAACATATCAAATTGTGAGGGACTTAAATCTTGAGCTTCATCAAGAAAAACTGCTTCAACTCCACTAATTAAACTATCTGGATTGTTCATTCTATCTTTCTTTTCAAATAGTTCTATCATGTCATGAAACTCTATCATTTTAGTGTGCTCTTTAAATGTTTTTAAATCTTGGTTTAGCTGATGAGTAAAATCTATTTCTTCATGCTCTAAGGATAGTTCAAAAGCTGCTTGTTCTAAATCTATTTTTTTAGATCTGGCGTACTGTATTATTCGCATATGATTGTTCTCATATCTAGGATTGCCTGCAGTATCTACTTTAGTTTCAAAGGACATACTTTGATACGCTTGATGATTTGGGTAATCTTTAAATACTTGCCATTTTCTTTTGCCACTTAATAATAGTTTCGATGTATTAATCTTAAGTTCCCTTGTTCCCAAAGAATGCATTGTTTTAATATACAAAAGATTATGTTTTATTCTTTTGGCTGCTTCATCGACGCCAGCATTACTGTAAGTAATAAAAATTATTTTTTGAGGATCTGTTTTATATTCATTAATTTCTTTTTCTAAATAATGATTAACGAGTCGAAAAGTTTTACCGGTTCCCGGAGGCCCGGGTATAATTGTTCTTATTCCCATGGTTCTTTTTGCCTTTCATTAATTCTAGGATTTGGTCTATCAAGTTTTATTGTCTTCATAATCATGACTCGATTATTTTTTCCAGCTAATTTTTTAGTTTTTTCTTCTACTTCAAATAATGTTTCCATCAGTCTAATCGTTTTTCCTTTAGGATATGTTTTTTCAGCCCAAGACTTAGTTTTAAGTAAATATTTCCAAAATTTTGGAAATTTAAAATAAGTAGTTCCTTCTTCGTCTGTGTACGCAATTCCTCTTAGAACGTCGTCTATTTCTTTTCCTGGTATTTTATTTATATACTCTGCCAATATTTCTCTTAACTGAACATCAACTTTAGATGAAGCCGGAGCTGGGACAGTTTTTAAATTAGCGAAATGTTTTATCAGTAATTTTCTCCAAATATGCCTTGGAACCGGCATCATTGGTTGACCTATTTGATTCATACAAGCCAATGAAAATTTTTCTGGGTCGTGCAAAGTTGCATCATCAACTTCAACACTGTCTCCTCCAATTGACACAAAGTAAATAGGAGGATCAGAATCATATTTTCTAATTTCAGTTATTTCAGGTACTGGTGCGTCATCACCGACACCAAATTCTCTTGTTATACATTTTTTAGCATTGCAGAAACTGAAAATAGGTTCGTCTTTACATTTATAATGGTAATCCTTATTTTTTACAGAAGCTATGGTTTTAACCATTTCTGAACTATCACACGGAGGCTTCATATATTTTGTATTATATTGCTCCATCTTTCGTTCCCATTCCTGTTTTTCTGGAGAACCATTCTCGGGATATCTTTTTTTAAGATAAACACCGACATTGTACATGCAATTATTTCTTTGACCTTCAGGGACTCCTTCAGAAAGCAAAGCTTCTAGACATGGCGATATGCCTCTGAAATCATCATCTTTTTCTTTTTCGTCTTTCAATTCTAAATCATGTAGTTCTTTTGCTGTTAGCGCTATTTTTTCATAAAAAGAAAAGAATTCAGATAAACTTAAGCCTTCACCGTTTGCGTTAAAGGCATATCTAACTGTTTTTTCATTTCCGTGATAAGGTAAATTTAGAAAACTTCCTGTGTCCCCCCTATCAACTTTTATATAATCTTGTTTAGGATATATTTCTGCTCTTGCGTACCCCATCGCAGCTGCAATCATTTTTAATTTCGCTCTCATAATAATTGCTGGAATTAGTTCTTTAGTAAAAAGAAAACAATGCGCTCCTCCTGATTTGGATCGAAACACAATTGCAGGTATTTTTTTATTATTTAATTTTTGGATAAATTTTTTATGATCAAAAGGATATATATCTATGTCGATACATCCCCATTTACATTTATTGTCTTTATTTATGGGAATAATAGCTAAAGCAGGATCTTTTCCTATTAAATGATCATTCCAAAGTTGTGTAATTGGAGGCTTGTGAATGGTAAATGAGTCTGTTTTATTTTTACCTTTTTCAGTAAACTGAGCACTTTTTTTCGTTATACCGTAAGCACAGTCTAGGCCTTCAAATATCTCTTTAAATTTCTCTAATTCTTTCTTCATAATTTTTGTACGGGCGGCTTCGCCTCTCGGTCTCCACCGCCCATTTTTCCGGTTACGGAAAACTATGATGTCTTACTACTTAACTGATCTGCTCTATGACAACTTTCGTAGAACGTTTTTGCTCTTTTATAGAGATTACCATCAGTTATTTCTGATACTTTTTGCACATTGTATCCATACCATTCGTTTCCTTTTCCAGTATTTTTTACGGAAGATAACTTATAGATATGGCTAAAAGGTGGTGGTGTATAAGGACCATCTTTTCCATCTTTCGTGATGCTCATCATCATTGAATTCCATTTTCTGGAAATCTTTGCTTGCGTCGAAGACATAGATATCAAAGCTGTCTCAGACGATTTTTCATTTAATATAATGACAAAATGTTGAGCAGTTTTTTGAATATAATTACCATTCGGTAATCTATCTCTGTTCGTGGCATCTTTTGTAGTTTTAGAAAGAATATCACTGTCACCAGGAAATATATTTTCTGGTCTTCCAGAGCCGGTACCAAAGTCAGCCCATTCTTGATATTCTAATCTGTAGTGACAAGGAATAACATGCATGCCTTTTTCTCCGTCATACAGTTGTCTTGTCACTGTGTTAAAAAACATACCAGGGTCAGCACCTTCAACATAATTAGCATGTTTTCTTTGTGCTTCTGCTGATCCGTTTTGTAGAAGTTTCAAAATAGGTAGAGCAATACTTTCTTGATCTACATTTTCAAAACCTTTCTTAGCATCCGCTTCAAACAAATCGTTTGAAGGCAGTCCTGCTTCTTGTCGTTTAGCTACTTGCTTCTCTTTACTAGTTTCCATTTTCTAGTTTCTCCTTTTTATTTTTGTTTGGTTACCTACAAACGTATTAAAGAGGTCCGCGGGCATATCTTGTCCAGATTCTGTACGCTCGCGAACCACCGCTTTGAGTGTCTGAGTATGAACGCCAATTTTCTGGACGGGTTCATAGCCCTGACCTCGTGCAAGGACGGCATAAGCCGTTGCCTTGTTGTCTTCGCCACGGCCAAAGGTAACGGTGACATCATTTTTAATAATGTCCCCCAGGCCGTTGTTTCGAAGCCAGTTAAATGCCTCTTCCTGTTTTTCGGAAGTTATTCGGGCATTGTAAAAAGCTGATACCTCTATTGAAGCACCATCTTTTAATTTAAGTTTTGTAATATTCATTTCCTGCATCATTTTAGGAATGTCGAAATTAGAAAGCTGTTTTGCTTTTTCTTTTAAATTTTTTGTATGCTCTTCGGCATTCGCAATTTGATCTTCTAAATTTCTTAATTTAATTACTTCATCGGATAGTTTTTTTGATTCATCTATTTGGGTGACTGAATCAACTCGATCTGTTTCAAAGTTAATTTTATTCATTTAGTTATGAGGACACCTTTCTTCTTTCCATTTGTCGTAGCTTTTTTTATGTTTGTTATAGCCTTCAATCCAAGTCTCCTTGGGTCGATTCTTTTTGATTTCTTTTTTTAAAAATTTGATTCTGTGATTAAGGCCGCCAATCGTGGTGTGCATCCAACCACAATCATGTGGCTCGATTTGTTTTTTAAACCAAACAATAGTTTCTTTTAAAACTTTTATTTCTTCTAACTTACTCATTTATTTCTCCTTTCTCATGTAAGTTTATTTTAATAGGATAATATTTTCTTTCTTGCTTATCCCATTTAAGTAACTGGTACTTACCATTCGTTATATCAGAAACTATTGAACAGGCAACTCCTATTATTGCAGGATCCCCTGTTAATAATAAATAATCTGTTTCTTTATATTCTTTTAGAATTTTTCTAAGTTTATATATTAAAGGTCCCGGAGAAAATATAATTTGCGCCATTTCCGGCAGGCAGAACACAAATTTGCCATATTGGGCAGCTCCCATTATATTAATTTTAGGAGTTCCTGTTACAGTTCCTGGAATTTCTTGAAT